GCTTGCAGCCCAAGCTGACAAGAACGCACCTGCGGTTAGAAATACTGGGTGTTTCATTTGTTTGCTCCTAACATAGGTATTTCAAAAAAAGAACCATCCTGGTCAGCCTTACCTTTATTGAAGGAGATGTGGATATGGCTGGTGTGTGGGTTGACCCCACTGTATTTACGCCATTTCCAATTAAGGATTCGGCTAGCAATTTTGTGGTTATGAATGACATAAGATATTCGTTTAGCAGGGTCAGACTTCGCATATGCACGAATTTGATTTGCCAAGTAGATACTTTCAGATTTGTGTTCTGTGAGGTCTGAGTCAATATCAAGGGCACGAACCCAGCCCTGAGCATCAGGCGTATGATCTGATTTACTGTCATGCTTAGCGTCTCCGATCCAACCGTCAGTTCTACGGTCGCGGTTCGGATAGGTGTCATCTATTTGCTCACGCAGCTGAATTGCGCTTTTACTCAGGCGAGGTTTCATTTAATGACTCCGGTAGGGGAACAATCCATTGACAAGTTTCCTCATCAAAGCCAATAGCGTTATCTGGTTCTGGTGCAATAAAAGCATCACGGGTTTCATCATAGGTATAGCCAACACCTGCATAGTTGTATCTAATATTGCCGTGATAGGAAGTGCGCTTGCAGATTTGGCCACGGAAGTTCGCATACCAAGTTTCAGGGTCTAAACCTTCAATAAGTTCAGTTTCGTCAATACCTGTAATGACTTCAGTAACTATGCCATCTGTGATAAATGCGTAATGTGCCATTATGCCCAGCTCACATTTCCTGTGCCAGCAGTTAAAGTTGTAACGCTGTTAGCACCAACTGATGTTGTTGATCCTGTTAAACCTGCACCTATGGTTATTGTTTTGCCAGAAGGATAAGACAAAATAACCACACCTGAACCACCTGAACCACCAGCATAGTTAGCCGTAGTAATAGCAGATGCACCGCCGCCACCGCCGCCTGTATTAACAGTTCCAGCAACTCCTAATGGTGCAACATTTGCGTTACCACCTGCGCCGCCACCGCCTGCGCCACCTGCGCCGCTGTTGCCAGTATCGAGTGAAGCACCACCACCGCCGCCTGCGCGAGTTACGGAAGAACCTGTTATTGAAGATGCTTTACCTGCGCCGCCTGCGCCGCCATTAGAACTTGTTGCATTACCGCCAACCGCGTTTGCACCGCCGCCACCGCCTGCTGCATAACCTGGGGCTGCGTAAGCATTGGCAGTTCCACCAGTGTTACCTTGTGATGGAGAAGTTGAAGGCGTGTTACCTGCGCCACCTGTTCCAGAAGTTCCGGCACCACCACCACCAGAACCACCAGATAAACCTTGAACCGCTGAATTGTAAGGATCGGACTTAGCACCACCACCGCCGCCATTTGAAGTGATTGTGCTAAAAACTGAATTTGAACCTGTTGTTCCGGATTGTTGATAAGTTGCACCACCTGCGCCACCTGCGCCTACGGTTACTGTGTAATTTGTTAAAAGATTTAATGAACTTAAAGTTGCAGTTCTATATCCACCAGCACCACCGCCACCAGCACCACCGCCACCTGCTGGGTTACACCCTGCACCGCCACCGCCGCCTGCTACAACAAGGTATTCAACGTCAAAGACTATTGGTGCTGGAGAACCAAAAACCCCTGCTACTGCGTTACCAATCATTAGGCAATCGCTCCCACAACATACCAAGTATCTGTTCCAGTTTTAATGCAAGCAGCTGTTTTGTATTGTGCAAGAGTAGGCGATGCGGCAGTTGCACCTGCGCTTAAAATTGTAGTTGTTCCTGGAGTTACCGCGCTAATCGTTACTGCGCCAGCACCTTTGTTTAATACTGTAATAACTGTGCCAACAGGAATTGCTGCTGTGGCGTTGGTAGGAATCTTTAGGGCTACTGCTGTGCCTTTGTTCATTGGGATCAAGTTTTGGTAACTGTCGTTCAAGACGAGTGTGTAGTCATCGGTCTTGTCGGCTTCAACGTCAAACGTTACAAGGCCGTTATACATCGCAGCTGAGAGAACGTCTCCGGTGCTTGCTGGAAATCCTGTTGCCATTTTTTACCCCTTAATATGTCATTACTGACGTGCCGATTATACCGTATAAAGAACTGCCTATGATGAAACTGTCGATGATTGGCTCACTTGTTACAAAGGTTGTATTCCAAGTGCCTGGAGTAATTTCGTGTGCCACTCCCATACATTGCAAAGTCTTGTCTATGACCGTGCCATCCTGACCCACATTTTTTACTCTAATGGTGTCAAAAAAGTCGAGAGTCAAAGCTGCTGTTGTGCCTGCTGCGTAGTCGGCTGTGTTTAGATCAAGAGTAAGGGCATCAACCCGTAGAGTGGTCTCTGCCCGTGTTGCAGTATAAGCCTGGGCAATATCTAAAGCCTGTGCGTCTGTTTGCACTAGCAGGTCTGTGGCTGTGTAAGAGTGTGGGAAATACTTAATCTGGCTGGCTGTGTTGCTTGCAGTCTGGGCTGTGCCACCTGCACGAGTTATAGAAGTCTGGTTAATAATCAGCTTGTCATCTAGGGCAGTAACTATGTTGCGGTATGAAATGCCAGTGCCATCATTGCTGAAGAATGTTGGGTTAACCCCAGACTTGCTTTGAATGGTTGCGCGGCTTAGGAACTCAGCGTTGCCTGAAGGCAGAATATAGAACGCGCCCTGCTCTGAGAACTCCATGTTTTTAATGGCCTGAAGTGAAGTCCTAGAACTACCCGGATCTGCCTGAACGGTAGTTGAACCTGCCTGGATGTTACGCATGGATGCAGGAAAGCCGATTGTGTCAAGAATGTCGGTTACACGGCTGCCTGTAGTCTCACCAGCGGTTGCGCCTGTAACTGTGGTTATGTTGGACATGTTAAACAAACGGAAAGCATCTGCTAGTTCAATATCAACGTAGCCTATGTTCTGCTCTTTATCCCATGTGTAGTTATAGGTAATTGTGTAGCCTGAAAATAGAAACTCGTCATCAGCTGAGATACGCACCTTACGTAGTGGCACTAACTTGCCAAAGTAAGGCGATGATGGATTAGTCGGATTCCAATCACCATTCTGATCTAATACCCTAATGGTGGCTGTTCCAGCCTGAAATTCCTCTTGCAGCAGGTTATAGCCGCGTCTAATTGCAACTCGATTAACTTGGTTTGAAATGTCTATTGTGTCGGCTGCTTGGTCTGCCAGCGTGTTAAACCCTAATACACCCTCGCCAATTATGAACGGGTAACCGAATACGGCTCCCGAACTAAAGTCGAATGTAACAACTAGGGTAGGTGTTGCCACTACAAACCGCCTGCAAAACTTTGGATGGTGCTGTAATTGTTGCTGTTGCCATTGGCTGAGTTATTGACTGAGGCCACGCCTATGCCATATTGAGCAGCTGTTGGGTCTATAAATATGCGTAATTCGGTAGGAGTAAATCCACGATCTGCGTTAGGCCGAGAGAAGGCATCTTGATAATTCAAATCCATATTGCTGCTAGGAGCAGATTTCAAAGAATCTAAAAAGGCTCTAGTTTCTGCCATTGCTAGGTCAAAACTTGGGTCTGCCATGTTGATTAAAACATCCTGGTAATCCTCAGCCAGAATCTGGGCTGGAGTTTTAACCTTTGCTGCACCTAAGAGTTCTAGTTCGGTGCGCAGTTGTCTTACGCTGCGTAATGCTTCTAATACTGAATCTGATAATTGACCAAAAGGATCAACATTGCCAGCAATAATTGCGGCTATTTGAACTGATAAAAGTTCTTGGGCTAACTTGGCAGCGGCATCTGCATTGCCTAAAAGAATTTCGCGTTGAAGTTTAAGTCTAAGGGTTTCATCCTCAGTTACTTTGCCTTGAAGCGCAACTGTATTCTGGATTAAATCCATGTCAAAGATTTTAGAAGATGCCTCTAAAACATTTTGGGCCTTTTTCAAGGCTAATTGTTTTGTCTGCTCAGCGGTCAATTTCTTAGTATTAGATACTATTGTTGTTGTTGCCTTGCTAGTAGCCTTAGTATTTTCAACAATCTTCTTTGAATTACGAACAGACTTAATTTCAGCCTTGCCCGCTTTTCTGAAAAACTCTAGGTAAGAACCAACCACCGGAATAGATTGAAGGCTAAACAAGCCTTTGAGCAGGTTAGCACCAGGTATAGACTTAATCTTTTCAATCATTACGCTAATGCCTACGATTACCTCAGCAATAGATGTGGAGAAGTCATCCATGGCATCGCTAAGGTTTGTAATGTTGTTATCTGACAGGTTAGACAGGGCGATGACCAAACCTTCGCCAATAGTTTCTTTAGCGTTCTCAGTTGATACTTTTAGAAGGTCTAACTGGCCTTTATAGGTCTGAACGGCTGCTGCCGCATCGCCTCTGAAGTTAGCACTTAGGCTGGCAATGATTTGGTCTAGATCACCGGATGCAACGGTGGCTTTGCTGATACCGCCACCAAGTCTAGTAAGTGATGTGTAGTTTCCTAGATAAGCCTTGCTTAACGCTGCGCTGACAGCGGCTACGTCTTTGCCTGTTCCAGCTGATATGTCTAAAGATAGATTGAGAAGTTTTTGAGCCTGAGCATAATCTCGTGTTGCGATAAGCAAAGACTGGAAAGCAGGGCGCAAGAAATCATCTAGCACTCCTGTGGCTTGCTGGGTCTTGTTAATAAAGTTTTCAACATCAACGCTATTAAAGGCCAAACCTAAGTTTGAAAGGGTCTTAGTAAGTTGTGCTGCTGCCGCATCATCTTCAACAAACGCTTTAAGTGATTGCTGGCCTAAACGGAAAGCCTTTTGCGCACCTGCCAAACCAACGTATCCGGCCGCTAGGCTCTTTACGGCTTTAGTTAAACCAAGAATATCCTTGTTGGCTTTGTTGAAGGCTGCCTTGCCTTTGTATTCGGCACCAATGCCGACCATTAAGTCTGTTGTTGCCATTATCGACCTACCCTTGTTCTAAACTTAGCGGCTGCGCCTTCTATGGCTTTGATAACTGCGGCGTTGGTTTTGCCACCATCTTCAGCCCATGCACGATAAATTAAACGGCCAACCATATAGCGACCACGGCGGCCTGAGCCTGTGCGTGTATTGCCTTGCTTTAATGGGCTGGCATTATCTAATGCTGAAATAAATTGTGATCCTGCTAATGGGTTGTTTGAATGGCTAAAGTTTTTATTAGTTCTAGGTGTGCCCTTAGGCGCTTTCTGCATGCCGCCTGGGTTCTTACGGCCAGCAGTTTCAAAGATAGCACCGGAAGCAGTTTTGTTATGAATAGAAGCTGCGTAAGAGAAGCCACGTCTGTTTGGCCTAGTTGGCGTAGTTTTGTAACCAATACCTCTACGCATAAGAGTTGCGTTATAAATAGGCCATTTACCAGTTTTAGTTTCACCACGCCAATTAGAAGGCGTAAAGTCTGATGGAATATAACCGCGAGCCTTTTTAACAATAGGCTGTAATAGGGCAGCAACTTCGGTGCGTAGTTCAGCTGCTAGATCAGGTTCAAACTTGCGAAGTGCAGTCTGGAGTTGGCTAGCGCCTTTTAGCGTTGTTGCCATCCTTAATCTCCTTCGCCCTATCTTTCATAGCCATCAAATAAGTCTTGAACATTCGCACATCCATATCTATAAAGGATTGTGCAGGAATTCCCGTCTCTAGGCTCATTCGTGCAATGAGGTAGTGAAGGGAATCCCTAGTTAGTCCAAAGGGTCATCATCAAGAACTTCCACACGAACCAGCGTTTCCAAGAAATCTGCGCCAAAAGGCTTAACAGTTTCTCCCGATCTACGGATGCACTCCCAGGCTAACCAATAAACGTCAGTCTGCTTCTCATCCTCACGGAAGGCTTTGTGTAAGCCTTTCTTTGCATAGACTTCAAAAGCGAACTCTATTGCTGGTGTGATTGTGTGGGTGGTATCGCTACCATCCACCCTTACTATTCTTAACTTTGCCATGTTAGCCCTTTTCTTTTAGTTGTTTAGAATGTGCCTGTTGTTGCGTATGAAGTTGCGCTGTTGCAGGTAAAAGTGATGTCAATCATCGCTTCATCGGCTACTGCGCCGTTAATGTCTGTTAGGTTATCAACAAGAATTGTGCCTGAGTAAAGCACGTTTGTTGCTGAAGTTGCAGCTGACTTATCTTGAATTGCTGTGAACGCTACGGTTGTGCCGTATGCAGCTTGTAGAGTAGCAAGAACTGAACCTGCTGCTGTGTCATTCAAGAATGTTACTGTAATGGTGTCAGCTGAGAGGCCGGATACGAACTTATGGGCTGTATCTCCCATTGCAGTTACTTCTAGTTGATCTCTTTGGCGGTTTAATGTAAAAGCTGTAACGTGATCTGATAGATCAACTGTTGCAACCTTAAAGCCAACTTTGTTGTTTAGAAAAATTGCCATTGTTTATTCCTCGTCTTTCTTGGCTGGTGCCTTTGGGGTGGTGTTGATTTGACCGATCTTCTTCAAGAAAGCCAAATCCTCAGGTGTTAGATGATCGGACATATTAACTCCAACTCGTTAAGATACTCACACGTATTTCCGTTGTGAGAAGGTCTCCAGCTGTTGAGTCAACAGACACACCAGACACAGAGCCAATGTTATAGTTTAGCGAACTTGCCGCTAGTTTGGTGAACACGTCAACAATAAAGTCTTCCATGCTTGCAAGTGAGCCTTGATTGTCAAGTAATGGTAAATAAAGTTTAATTCTAAAGTTAGCCAATGGTGCAACAGTTATATGCTGGTTATTGCTTGGCACAATATAAGGATCATCAGGTTCTACGACCACGCTGTTGGCCAGCGGTGAGGCAGGCGGAAAAGAAAATACCTGCCATACCGCCGGATTACTTAAAGCCGTTGCAATGGTAGAACGGAGAGTTGTAACGGCAACTGTCATCCGACTAGTCCACTTGGGTTTAAGTAATTCGCAATCAAACCTCTAACGCGTGCTAAAAGTGTGTTGCCCATACGGTAAGGTGAAGGTGTAAAGCCATCTGGTGAAACGCCACCAGCATTTGAAAGTTGTCTTGATTGCCAGATGTCAACAGCAATTAGGAGTGATGCTTCTCTAACTTCTGGAACTGTGGCAAAATCTATATTTGTGCCAGCCGCTACTGTGGCGAATGGTTGAATTGGGTTCTTAACCTGATCTGCGCCTGTGGCTGCATAGGTTATGGAATAGTTATAAGCCGTCAAAGAATAGTTCTGGTAGTTAAGGGCAGATACTTGAACTGCGCCGTTAATCTCAGTAATTGTCTTTGTGCCGTTAAAAGGTGAACCGGCATTAGTAATAATTACGCTTTGGCCAACATACATGCCATGAGGTTGTTGGAAATAAAGTGTTGCAAAGTTATCTTGCAGGCTTCTAGCAGCTGCGTAATAGTTGTTAAACCAAAGATGGCTTTTAATAATGTTTTCAGCGGCCTGTGCGCATTCTTCAACTACGTCATTGCTATAGAGAGAGCCTATGCCTAGAACGCTGCGCAGTTCGGCCTGTGTTACATATGTTGCTGGCATGATTTCCTCTCTAATTAAAATTGAAGGGGCTAAGGGCTACAAAGCCCCTTCAACACGTTTGCTAGTTGCTAATTAAGCAACCATCCACTTATAAGCCCCAGCGTTCACTTTCGCGGCCGTGGCTCCATAGCCATAATAGGCAACGTTGATTTGACCTGAAGCAATTACTGCTGCTTCCAACTTGAATGTTGGTGATTCATACCATGTGAATGAATCTGGGTTAACAACGATGATTGAACCATCGCCTGTTCCTGAAAGGTTACGATCAACGTATAGGTTGTAGCCGTTGATGTTACCGCGTAGTGATGTTGGTGCAGCGTTACCACCAGCGTTTTGTGGCTGGGTGGCAGTATAAATTGCACGATTGTTTCCATCAACAAGACCCATGATTGCGCCCCATTGGTCTGGAGATACAACGATGTTCTGTGCGAATCCAAGTGTGCCTGAGTAGATTGACACTGCTGAATCTGCTACGAAGTCGAGAAGGTTAGCTGCTGACATTGTGCGGTTTCCGCCGTCTGTCGCTGCTGCTGCAACTACTGTTGCAACGCGTGCATCTGTTGCCTTTGCATATGCAAATTCCATGTTCTTAACAAGTTCAGCAAAAAACGCTGGGCTTGAACGATCTAGAATTTCTACTGAGAATACTTGCTGTCCAGCAAACTTTTGAACTGTTACTGATAGGTAAGCATCTTCCATGTTAGTTTCTGATGGTGTGCCAGCTTCAGCTGTAACTGCTACGGTAGGAACGGCTGAAATTTTAGGAATTTCAAAAGTCATACCTGCATCTGGCAAAACTCCGCGAGAGATTGCGTCAATAAA